TTGTCAACATCTAAAGCCTGAGTATGTCGGGCCTTGTAAATTGCAGCGATCTCGCCAAGAAATACTTGATGATTAGTACAAGCATTTTGATTGGCACCGGCAGTAGCTTGGTAAGGCCACACTGAAGTGTGTGAGTTGATGTGTAACAATTCCATTATCGCCGTGTCGCCATCGGGAGTTTCAATCTGATGATTGGGTAGCTGGTGCCGCACAAAACAAACACCGCCATCGTCACCGACTTGGATAGTTTCTTTGATGTCTTTTAGATTTAACTGGCTACGCTCCAACACATTACGAGCAGTATCAATCATAGACTGATGAGGTACTAACTTGTAACGGTCACCGTGGATAGCAAGCTGCTGCCCAGTATCTTTTCTAAAATACATTTGCTTACTATCGACCTTGCGATTACCCATCACAGTATCATAGTACAAAGGTGACTTACCTACTTCAAAGTCTGCATCGCCGTAGCCAGAATCACGCAAGCAATCAATGTCTGAATTGTTTTTAAAGAAAGAAACTACTGTGTTCATAAGAACTCCTGATATAAAATAAAACTGTTTAGTCGTGATGACGGAGCCACTCTAGCAACCCCGTCAACCGTTGTCAAGCCAGTAAGGTGAGCGTGTTAAGGTTAGCAAAGAAACTGGGGCTGCTCATTTCACTCAGTCTTTGTTTAATATTAGAACCCTTTCGAGTTAGTGTACCTATACTGCCAGCCTTATCTAAAAACCTTAGGTCGGTAGTATCAAAGTCATTTAACTTGACAAGATTATTATTTATAATTACCTCGGTAGGTATTGGGAAGTCTCCCTTGGCCCCCTTAGTGTTTAATGGTAAAGCTATATTGAATCCCTTAAGCGCCGCCTCCTTAGTTTTATTAATTAGTTTAGGGGTCTTGAACGAAGCGGAGTATGTCAAGTGATAATTATCCAGAGTGTTTCGCTCAACCCTATGGAATACTTTAGTGTAATCATAGAACTGAATGTTTGGCAGCGATGAAATTAAATCTGAAAAGTCTATGTCGCTGGTACCATTTAACCTAATGCAATACTTATCAGTTTCATTCTTAATTATCTCAGCCCTCAGTCTATCTTTAAACCCATCGGGGTCTAATACATACTGCAAAGTACGGCGAGTCATAGCTTTCTGCGAGGTTAACATTGCTAAACGTCCAGACTTTTTACCTAAGCAGGGTTCCTCACAACCAGCAGGTTTAGCATGGGGACATAAAGTTTTCTTAGATACTGCATCAGAGGGTTGCAAGTACAGTATTCCCGTGGTATAATCATACTTTTTAAGACCTTTAGAGATCTTATAAGAGCTATTAAACCCTAATAAGGGTCTTTTAATAGACATATAAAATGTCTTATTAGATCTTAAAAGCTCTAAAGACTCTGAAGTTATTAAGTTTGTATTCATATTATTTAACCATCGCTTTCAATTCTAGTTTAACTCGCTTGGCTGTTTCGCCTCGCCAAGTACCGGCATTCGCTAGAAACCTTAGCACTACGCCTTCACCGCTGTCAAGATAGTATGAATCGCCAATGTTATTTAAAGAATACATTGCGTCCAGATAGGGTCGAGCAGCATAGTTTACTTTCTTCCAATCACTGTCGATCTCACTTGCAATTACATTAATTGATCTCATTTGTATACACTCCTACGGTTAAAAAAATTTGCATCCATACCTAGCCTGAAGCAATCTCAAAAAATTGTCAAGGCCAGTATCGCACACGTTAGTTATACTAGGTGCGCCTCATGTCATGTACAGTCTAAGATATACTCTATATACACTCCAGAAGGCCCTAGAATTACATTCTAAGCCGTTTAAACTTGGAAGATAACCCAACCTACCAGTGCAGTATTAAACCTCTTAAACTGCCTGAGATTTCACTGTCTCTATAACGACAAAAGAGGGCCGTAGCCCCCTTAAGTTTACCTGTTTAGTTTAAACTATTCTCTTTCTTTAACTTGTACTCTGTTGGCGATGAGCAATAAAACTTGAGCGACATCAAATTCACTCACACCGGTTACTTCAGTACTCCTATAAGTTTTATTTTCTAGCAATTCTTTGATACCCTCAAGTAAATCTTCATCATGGCTGGCGAAGTTTAATAAAGACTCTATTTTGTCGAAAGCCAAGCTAAACTCTGAAAGTTTTTCTGCTGACCAAGATAAACCTCTAAATTGTTGATAAACTGATTTCATAAATAACACTCCAATTGTGATGTAAAAGCCCACCGAAGTGGGCCGTAGTTTATATTAAGAATTTTCTTCAAGTGCTAACTGAGCCAACGCTGCGGCTGCAATTTTACTTGGCTTGAATCTTGCCTTGGCACCAGACTTTGCCTTAGGCTTTGCCTTGGCTACCGGCTTCGCTTTAGTTTTAACTGGTGCCGATTTAACCGGCTCGTCAGTCTTGACCATCGCAAGTATTTCCTTCGGAATCACACCGGTAGAGATAAACTTCTGGGCATCGCCATGAGTCATCTTTTTACCTTGATCGCCGTAGAATTTTGCGGTAGCAGCGCCGATCCGAGACTTGAGAATCTTAAACTTGGGGTTGGGCTTGCCCTCATGCTTAAGGTTAACTTTTGTCTTTTTCGCTACACCCTCAGCCAGTTTAAATACTGCGAATTCAAATTGCTTGAATGTGGCGGGACGGTTTTGGTCGATGTTTGCGAAATTTTGCATAATAGATCTCCTGATCTTATTTTTGAAGAAACAAGCTGGCCTCGCTGCCAGCCCTTTCAAAGCTAGACCGATGCCCAGCGAAAGTCAACTCCAAACACGCTTCTCTCCGTGGGCATTATGCGCAAGAGAGACACGGGATTTGGTGAATCGGCCATTTCAAGGCTAATTTTCGGGGAGTTTTGCCAGACCAGTTAGTGTTACCAAATAAACCCTTAGGGGTTTAAAGATGGATTTTGAAATACTCTCGAAAGCTCTGAAGTTTAGCGTTGAATTTCGCTGCAAGTCGCTGAAATCTAAAGAAACCTCTGGAGTAAAGGCTAACTTTAGAGTATCTTTTAAGTGCTCTGGAGGATGTCAACCTGTAACTCTGGAGATATTATGGAGATACTCTGGAGTATTCTTAAGTATTCCTTAGCGTGTGGCGTGGCGCTATAAAAACTATAAAGAAACTCTGGAGTATTCTTAAGTGCGGGGGCAGGTGGCCATAGGGTATACGTATATATATACACAATGTTATACATTTTACAGGACTTTAGAGTGTCAACTAGACTCTGGAGGATCTCAGGCGGGGACTATGGAGTACTTAAAAGTGTTTATGCAGGGCTAATAAGTACTTATGCGGGGCTTATAAGTATGTATATATATCTATATGTAACCCCGGTGGGCTTAATAATATTATAGGGTCAGGATGAGCTTTTGTCAAGTTATTTCTCTATGAATTAAGTTGTTAACCGAACAAGAAGCTATATATACCTTATAGCATGTTGTTCGGTTAGTGAGTAAAAAAAAGAAAATAATGCTTGACAAATGTTATACCTAGCCCTATACTGTATTAATGACTAATAAAAAAGAATTAACAGATAAGCAAAAAGACTTTTTAGGCCATCTTGTAGAAGTAGGAGGTGATCCAAAGAAAGCAGCAGAGCTTGCAGGTTATGCAGGGAATCATTGGCAGGTAACAAAATCTTTAAAAACTGAAATAATTGACCTTGCATCCAATATCCTTGCACAATCAGCACCTCAGGCTGCACTTAAATTGACTGAAGTTATGAATTCTGATCAGCCAATACCTCAAGCCAATATTCGACTTCAAGCTGCTCAAACTATATTAGATCGAATTGGACTAGGAAAAACTGACCGATTAGATGTTAGTCATACCGTACAAGGTGGGGTGTTTATACTACCCGCCAAAGAGGAAGTTGTAATTGAATATTCCGAAACGTAGTAGTGTTATTCCATTTGGATACACTCCTTCTGAGGATAATCCAAAACTTCTTATAGAGGTTCCAAAGGAACTTGAAGCTCTTAATGAGATCAAGGACTTTGTTACCCAAGGTCTACTTAGTTTGCGTGAAGGCTCTGCATGGCTAGAGTACAAAACAGGTAGAAAATTAAGTCATCAAGGTCTAAAGAAAATAATAGATGAAAGATTGGGAAGTTAATCCAGATGACTACTTAAAAGACGAAGAAGGTAACTTTGTCTTAAAAGTTGATGGTACTCCAAAGAAACGCGGAGGCCGTAAGAAAGGTACTAAGTCAAGAGGGTACAATTACACAAGAGCTAATCAGGCTCGGATAGCTGCTAATAAAGCAGTACGTGAAAAAGAAAAACTAATAGCTAAGGCTGAAGCCAAGCTTAAGAATCAAAAGAATGCTTTAAAGACTTCAAAGTCTACTTTAGCTAAATTAGATAATAATGAAATATCTACACAAGGTAAAGTTGTAACAGAAGATAACATAGTTAACCTTCCTAAAAGAGTTAAAGAGGAAGCTTTAGAAAATGTTATCTTTAGACCAAA